GGACATCCGCTGGGAGTTCGAGAACATCGACGGGAAGAAGTTCATCGTCAAGGGCTACGGTGCCAAGGCGTTGTCGCTGGACACCGAGCTGCATACCTTGAATGGTCGAATATCTATAGGCGACTGCCGGGTAGGAGACCGGATCTTCGGGGCAGACGGTAAGCTCACCACGATCACAGCCAAAAGCGAAGTGTTCCATAAGCCTATGTACCGACTGCGGTTGGCTGACGGGCGTACCCTTAATGTCAGTGAGGATCACTTAAATCCGGTAGTGGTCAACACCAACCCCAACAATACGGCCAGATGGGAAGACAAGGTGCTATCCACCTTGGAGCTGTTAGATCAGCCACTGATCCACACCAAAAANGGCAACCTGCGGCATCGGGGCACGTCATCTAAGAGCCTGGTAGCTGTGAGGAATATCGAGCCGCTGGAGTACCCCGAAGCCTTACTGCCGGTGGACCCGTATACCTTGGGTGCAGTGATAGGTGATGGACGCATCCGTAAGGAGTGTGGGTCAGTGGAACTGACCGTGGATGCTTCAGAGCTAGCGCACTATCACACGCAAATCCCTCATGCATTCGGAGCAATCTATAAAGATCCTCGCTCGAACGCTGTGACTCAGAGCATCCATGGCTTGGGGCGTGCCTTGAAGGCAATGGAACTCAACGTACGAGGAGAGCAGAAATTCATACCCCATGAGTACTTCCTCGGCTCTATTGAGCAGCGCCTCAGTCTTCTGCAAGGCCTGATGGATACGGACGGTACGGTATCGCCATCCGGTCGTATGAGCTTCACTAGCTCATCCCACCAACTGGTTGATGACCTGGCTTGTCTGGTCAGATCCTTAGGAGGCACGGCAGGAATGATATGCAAGCATTCCAATGCTGAAGCCTATCGGGTCGAACTGTGGATGGGACTCAATCCATTCCGACTGGCCCGTAAAGCCGCCCGCTTTATCCCTAAGCAGAAGCATGTGTCTGTAGTGGCCATCGAGCGTATTGCGGGTGAACCTAGCCAGTGCATCGCTGTGGATAACGAAGAACGTCAGTTCGTAGCCGCCTGTTACTTCCGTACCCACAACACCGGNGTGCGGGGTGCCAAGGAGATGGGTAAGCGGCCGCAACTGGCCGTGCTCGATGACTTGATTAGTGACGAAGACGCACGTTCGGCCACGGTGATCGCTGCTGTGGAGGACACCGTGTACAAGGCGGTCAACTACGCCCTGCACCCGACCAAGAACATGATCATCTGGAGCGGTACACCGTTCAACGCGAAGGACCCGTTGTACAAAGCAGTGGAGTCCGGGGCCTGGGCGGTCAACGTGTTCCCGGTGTGCGAGCACTTCCCCTGTACCCGCGAGGAGTTCCGGGGCAGCTGGCCAGACCGCTTCACCTATGACTATGTGAAGAAGCAGTACGACGATGCGGTGAAGCTGGGCAAGATCGACACCTTCAACCAGGAGCTGATGCTGCGGATCATGTCGGACGAGGACCGGCTGATTCAGGACCATGACATCGCTTGGTACAAGATCGACGCGGTGATCCGTAACAAGAGCCGCTTCAACTTCTACATCACCACCGACTTTGCCACCAGCGAGAAGCAGAAGTCCGACTTCAGCGTGATCAGCGTGTGGGCCTACAACAACGTGGGCGACTGGCTGTGGGTGGACGGGCTGTGCAAGCGTCAGACCATGGACAAGAACATCAATGAACTGTTCCGCCTGGCTCAGATGTACCGGCCACAGCAGGTGGGCATTGAGGTGACCGGGCAGCAGGCCGGCTTCATCCAGTGGATTCAGGGTGAGATGCTGAACCGCAACGTGTACTTCCCACTGGCCAGTGAGGGTAACGACAGCAAGCCAGGGATTCGTCCCAACACCAACAAGTTGGTACGCTTCAACACCATGGTTCCAATGTTCAAGGCCCGCAAGGTGTTCTTCCCTATCGAGAAGAAGACCAGCGAACCCTTGGCAGAGGCGCTCAATGAACTGGAACTGGCGACGCCTGGCGGCTTCAAGAGCAAGCACGACGACTTCATCGACACCATCTCGATGCTGGCGTCCCTGACCCCCTGGAAGCCCAGCGAAGAAGCCCCCTTGCATGGGAGTGACTCCGGTATCTGGGAGATGGAAGACGAAGACGAACCCCAAGATCGACTGGCATCCTACATAGTGTGAGGTACTGATGAACCTGAAGATGATCTTCGACCTGCTGTCCCACAGCGAGCTGTCTCAAGTCAGCATTGGTGGGACCAATGGTATTGACGAGTCCAACTGGGAGCGGGTGCTCTCGGCGGTGAACCTGGGCTTGACCGAGTTGCACAAGCGCTTCCTGCTGCGTGAGGAAGAAGTGGTNCTGCAGATGCAGCCAGGGCAGATCCGTTACCTGCTCGACATCAAACATGCCGTGGCCAACCGGGAATCCTTTGGGGTAACCAAGTATCTGTTGGACTCAGTGGCTGATCCATTCCTTGGACGTGTGCTCAAGGTGGAGCGGGTCTATGACGCCGAGGGTACTGAGCTGATGCTCAACCGTGGTGGTGATTCACTGGATCTGCTGCATCGCAGTATCCGCACTCCAGTGTTCAACGTGCTGGTGTTGCCACCTGAGCTACCACTGCAGCAGCTTCGTGTGGTGTACCGTGGTAACCATCCCCTGTTGGTCAAGGAACAAGGCTACTTCCAACTGGAAGAAGTCGAAGTGTCCCTGCCTGATACGCACCTGGATGCGTTGCTGTGCTTCGTAGCTGCACGTTTGTTCAATCCAACTGGGTTGAGTGGTAACACAGGGTTCCATGAAGGGAACAACTACTACCAGAAGTTCGAGGCAGCTTGTGCAATGCTGGACAACGCTGACTATCGCAACGTCGAGAAAGAGGAGAACTACCGCCTGCACCGTATGGGCTGGGCATAAAGAAAAGCCCCCGGCACTTCTCAGTGTATGGGGGCTGTGTCAGGTTTCCGTAGCCTGACCCGGAGACAGGGATCACCTCGCTTTGTTGGAGCTGATCCCTTTGTCTCACACCTGGCCGGTATGGCCAAATCCCCCTTCACCACGTTCAGTGTCGTCCAAGGACTTCACCACCTGCAGCTCAGGTGTGTTAACTGGCACGATCACGAACTGCAGAACGCGCTCACCAGCTTCCCAGGTAAAGGGCAGGCCGTTCTTCACGCGCATGTTCGCCATCCACTCGCCACGGTAGTCAGCGTCAATCACACCAACGGTGTTGTTGAGGGATACGCCGTGCTTGGCACCGGCACCAGAGCGGGGAAGCAGCAGAGCAACGTGACCTTCTGGCACTTCAGCCGCAAAGCCCAACGGAACCAGGACACCAGTGGCAGCGCCTGGATTCAGTTCACCTGGTTCAGGCATGTAGATGTCGAAGCCACCAGAACGATCTGTCCCACGAGTAGGACATTTGAAGTTTGTGTGAAGGGGTTGAATGTTCAATTAGAGATTCTCGGTAGTGTTTGTTTAAGATGGCCCATATTCAACAGGGCCGAGGCCAACAAGTATGTCTGAGATTACCTCCTTAGGGGAGACCCAGCTCAAGCCACTCACGGATTGGAAGAAAGAACCAACCGTCAGTGAATTGAAACAAGACCTGGAGGACTCCCGACAACATCACAACGTACAGGTCAACAAGATCGAGGAGTGGCTCGATAACCTGCACGTAGAAGGGAAAGCCCGAGTCAATACCGGTAAGGGCAACTCCTCGGTCGTTCCCAAGCTCATCCGTAAGCAAGCGGAGTGGCGCTATCCAGCTCTGAGCGAGCCGTTCCTCAGCACCAGCAATGTGTTCAACGTCAAACCAGTTACCTGGGAAGACAAGAAGGCGGCATTGCAGAATGGCCTGGTCCTGAACAATCAGTTCAATACCCAGCTCAACAAGGTCGAGTTCATTGACGAGTTCGTGCGAACTGCTGTCGATGAAGGTACGGCCATTGTTCGTGTGGGCTGGGAGTACCAGGAAGAACAGTATGAAGTCGAAGTCCCAGACGTGGAGTTCTTCTTCAACAACGAAAAGGCTGCGATGCACCAGCATCTGGCCCAGTACAAAGCGAGCGATCCAGAAGGGTTTGCTGCTGAAGTCTCCCCGGAGATCCAACAGGCTCATGCTCTGTTTGAAGAACATGGTCGTCCGGTGGAAGTGAACTACAATGGGTTGAAGAAGGAACCCCGAACCCGCGTTCTGGTCAACCGTCCAACCGTGGAAGTCTGTGACTTCCGCAATGTCATCATCGACCCAACGTGCAAGGGCGATATTGATAAGGCCGGCTTCGTGATCTACAGCTTCGAGTCTTCGTTGTCGGAGCTGAAGCGTGAAGGTAAGTACCACAACCTGGAGCACATCAACCTTGAAACAAACTCAATCCTTGGTGAACCGGACCATGCCTCTGACACAGGCAACAAGACCTTCAACTTCGCAGACAAAGAACGGAAGAAGTTTGTCGTATACGAGTATTGGGGATCTCGTGATATTGATGGTAGTGGTGTTGTACAGCCAATTGTGGCCACTTGGGTAGGCGATGTCCTGATCCGCCTGGAACGTAACCCGTTCCCTGACCAGAAGATTCCCTTCATCACTGTTCCCTACCTGCCGGTGCGCAAGTCCACCCACGGCGAACCAGACGGTGCCCTGCTGGAAGACAACCAGAAGATCATCGGTGCTGTGACCCGGGGCATGATCGACATCATGGGTAAGTCGGCCAACGGCCAGACGGGTATGCGCAAGGACATGCTCGATACCACCAACCGTCGCAAGTACGAGAAGGGCTTGGACTACGAGTTCAATGCCAACGTCGATCCACGTCAGGGCGTGTTCATGCACACCTTCCCGGAGATCCCGGTATCTGCCCAGTTCATGCTGCAGCAGCAGAACATGGAAGCAGAATCGTTGACCGGTGTGCGTGCTTTCAGCCAAGGCGTCAATTCCACCTCTCTGGGTGACGTGGCTACTGGTATCCGTGGTGCCCTGGACGCTGCATCCAAGCGTGAGCTGGCCATCCTTCGCCGGCTGTCAGCCGGCATCGTCAAGATCGGTCGCAAGATCATCTCGATGAACCAGGCCTGGCTCTCCGAAGAAGAAGTGATCCGGATTACCGAAGAACAGTTCGTCCCGGTACGTCGTGATGACCTGGCTGGCAACTTCGACCTGGAGCTGTCCATCTCGACTGCCGAGGAAGACAACAACAAAGCACAGGAACTGGCCTTCATGCTGCAGACCATGGGCAACAACATGGACCCGTCCATGAGCCGCATGATCCTGGCTGACATTGCCCGCCTGCGGAAGATGCCTGACCTGGCCAAGCGTATCGAGGAGTACGAGCCTCAGCCTGACCCGATGGCACAGAAGCAAGCCGAACTGCAGATGGCCATCATGGAAGC